CTTCGCCCCACACGCGCTGAGAGATGCGCTAAGGGGCACAAATGGCAACTGGTAAGACAAAGCACGCGGGAGGCCGACCATCGCTGTACACCGATGTGCTCGTGGATGAAATCTGCGGGCGCTTGGCTAGCGGCGAGCCGATGGCAAAGATTGTGCAGTCCGCGCACATGCCGGACTCAGTAACAATCTACAGATGGCTTCGCGAGAAGCCAGAGTTTCAACAGAGATACGCGGATGCGCGCAAGGATGGCGCACACTGCTTGGCGGACCAAATACAGGACATCGTGGACACCGAGCCGCTGGCCGTATTTGACGAGGCAGGCAACAAGCGCTACGACGCGGGCAGCATAGCGCACAACCGTCTGCGCATGGATGCGCGCAAGTGGCTGGCCGCAAAGTACCTGCCCAAGGTGTACGGCGAGCGCACGGTGGTGGCAGGTGACGACGAGAACCCCGTGGTGTTAGAGGCCAGCTTTGACATCTTTGGCGAGCTGCTCAAGAACCTCGCGCTCAAGCGCCAAGCCAGTGAGTGACCTAGCCGAGCTGCTCCAGAGCCCGCAGGTGCGCGAGCAGTACACCAAGCTGCCCGAGCGCGACCGGGCGGCCTTTGAGTGGCGCGCACGCTGGCTCATGGCCGCGCACAAGCACCAGCTAGAGCCCGTGGGCGACTGGTGGAGCATTTGGCTCATGTGCGCAGGCCGTGGCGCAGGCAAGACGCGCGCAGCCGCCGAGAACCTTGGCTGGTGGGCGTGGGAGCACCCCGGCACGCGCTGGCTGGTGTCGGCGCCCACATCGGCGGACTTGCGCGGCACGTGCTATGAGGGCGACTCCGGGCTGCTGTCGGTCATACCCCCGAAGCTGGTGGAGAAGTACAACAGCTCGCTGCACGAGCTCACGCTGATCAACGGCAGCTTGATCAAGGGCATCCCGGCCTCAGAGCCCGAGCGCTTCAGGGGGCCGCAGTTCCACGGCGGGTGGCTCGACGAGCTGGCCGCGTGGGACTACTTGCAAGAAGCGTGGGACATGATTCAGTTCGGCATCCGGCTGGGCACCCACACCAAGCTGATCGCGTCCACCACGCCCAAGCCCAAGGACGTGGTCATGAACCTGATCGCCCGCGATGGCGAAGACGTGGCTGTGACGCGCGCAAGCACGTACAGCAACATCAAGAACCTAGCGCCATCGTTCCAAAAGCAGATCATGCAGTACGAGGGCACCAAGCTGGGGCGCCAAGAGATTTACGCCGAGATCATCGACCCGGAGGAGGGCGGCATCGTGCGCAGGGACTGGTTCAAGCTGTGGCCAGCGGCCAAGCCCCTGCCCAAGTTCGAGTTCATCTTGCAATCGCTGGACTGCGCCACCAGCGAGAAAACCGTCAACGACCCGACGGCGCACATCACGCTGGGCGTGTTCAAGCCCGAAGACGGCGGCATGTGCGCGCTGGTGATCGACTGCTGGCAGGAGCACATGCAGTACCCGGACCTGCGCCCCAAGGTGCTCGATGAGTACGAGGTCGTGTACGGCGAGGGCAAGAACAAGAAGCGCGTGGACCTGCTGCTGGTCGAGGACAAGAGCGCAGGCATCAGCCTGATCCAAGACTTGCGCAGGGCAGGCGTGCCCGTCATCCCGTACAACCCCGGAAGAGCCGACAAGGTCCAGCGCCTGTCCATCGTGGCCAACGTGATCAAGGCCGGGCGCGTCTGGATACCCGAGAGCAGCAACAGGAAGGGCTTCGTGCGCGACTGGGCCGAGGGCATGATCAGCCAGATATGCAGCTTCCCCGAGGGCACGGCGCACGATGACTTCGTGGACGCCATAAGCCAAGCGCTGCGCTACCTGCGCGATGCCGGGTGGCTCACGATCGACTTCCCCAAGGAGTGGGTGGACGAGGACGACTATGTTGACGCCGGGCAGCGCAAGAGGGAGAATCCGTATGCGCTGTAAAATCCGCGCCAATTCCCGCTTGGAGGCCCCGTGACCCCTAAAGAACAAGCCATGGCCATGATGGCCCCGACCCGAGCCAAGGCGCTCCAGCAGCAAGCCGACCGCCAACGGTACGAGGCCGCTATGGGCCAACTGCGACCGAACCAGCAGATACCCATGGCGCAGTGGATGGCGCAACAGAACGTGCCCAAGCTGGCCAAGGGCGCGCAGCCCACCAAGGCGTCCGAGGCGCTAGGCCAGCACGAGGGCAAGACCCTGATGGTCACGCAAGCCGATCGCACCAAGGTCGGCGGCGGATACCTTGGCGGTCCCGGCTTCTCCAGCCTACAACACACCGACCCAGCCTACGAGGGCAAAGCATGGGGTGTGATGACACCGGGCATGGCCAGCACCATCTTGGGCGCAAATCGGCGCGTGCCCAAAGGCGAGGCCGTCTGGTCCACGCTGATCGGCACACCTGAGCAGCACACGTCCAACCAGATGGTGTTCGACAAGCTAGTCAAGGACTTCAACAAAGCGGCCAAGGCTGGCATGCTCACGCCCGAGCTGCGCGACAAGATCAACACTCGTTTGTCGGCTATGGCCGACAAGGAAGGCAAGCCGTTCTTTGGTGTGGGCGCCGACATCCGCGACCCCGCGCTGATTAAGTCGGCGGACACGTTTGCCAAGCGCAAAGTCATTGCCGACTTGATTGGTGGCCATGGCGTGGGCGGCAAAAAGGGCCAGATTGGCAACTACGACAAACTGTTGCGCTCCACGACCGAGCCTGACCTGCTAGGCGTACCGACGCACGCAATTGGCCCACGCCTGTTCGGACTGTCTGGTGAGACTAGCAACCGACCCGACTTACACCCAGCGTTTCCCCAGCTCTTGCACGGCGAAGACTTTGGCCAGACGTACCATCCCGTCCCCAAAGAGTTGATGCTGCGCGACTACATGCGCCAGTTTCAAGCAGAAAAGAACCGCAAGCCCGGCTACATGGACCTGACGATGGGCTACTCGCCCACTCAGCACCTGAGCGAAGAATTCTTGACCCACCTGCAAAAGCAAGGCCACGCCGAAGGCGGCAGCATCCAAGGGCCAAGCATGGACGAGATGCGCGCCCACCTTGTGCTGCACAAGGCCGAGGGCGGTCCGATCGACATCAAAAACATCGGCGCGGAAGAGGCGCCCAACATGGATGTCAAGGAGTACATGAGCCCCGGCATGGACAAGATCAGTCTGCCGATCGGCGGCGTTGACTTCCAGCCGCAAATGCCCGGCAAGCAGATGTTGCCCGCGCCCCCCGGACAGCCACCCGGTATGCCCGGCCAGCCACCAGCCCCCGGCATGCCACCGCAAGGTGCCATGCCGCCCGGAGCACCGCCGCAGGGTATGCCGCCCGGAGCGCCGCCCATGGGCGCTATGCCACCGGGCATGCCGCCGCAAGCCCCTGCCGCCCCACCCAAGGGCCCGCAGAGCAACATCCTAGCCATGACGCCCCAAGGCCAAGCCATGCAGGCCATGCGGCCCAGCCCCATCACCCAACCGCGCCCGCCCATGCTGCCCATGAAGAGCATGGCCACTGGCGGCTCGACCACACCATCGGTGCAGGAGATGCGCGAGGCTATTGCCAATAAAATAAAAATAAGCAAGACTGCACCAAGAACATGGGCGGGAACCGGGTTTGGCAGTAAAGGGGCAAGTTATGGAATTGAATCCCACCCACATTTAATGGTGATTAGAGAATCCCATGGTTGGACTGCACGCGACCCTAATACCAAACAAAAATGGTTTGGCGAAGACAAAAATGAATTAGAAAATGAATTAAATAAACATTTTGATTCAAACAAAATGAAGCGCGGCGGATCAACCCACGACATCCACATGACGGAGCGCATGCTGTGAAGGGTTTCTACTCGCCCATCGACCAACTGGCGGCGCAGCTTCCCCGCACAAAGGGGACTGGTGCTGAGTTCATGACCGAGCTGAGCAAGCGCCCCGGCTACAAGCCGCAGGAGGCGCAGGACCGCGAGTTGCAGACGCTGATGGCGCTGCCCAAGATGGAGAGGGCACAGTTTCTTGAGTCGCTCAAGGCCAAGCCAGCTCCGCAGTTGGAAGAGACTACGCTAAACAGCAAGAGCGAAGAGCCGACCAAGTACCAAGATTATTCACTGCCCGGCGGCAGCAACTACCGCGAGATACTGTTGCAGATGCCGCACGACTCTAGTCGCAGGGTTGACCCAGCCTCCGGCCATTGGGACCAGCCCAACGTGCTGGCCCACGTCCGCGTTAAAGACAGAATGATCCCCGGAAAAGAAGGGTACACCTTAGTTAACAAAAAATCATTCAATAAGTCCCAGCATTTTGATACCGCAGAAGAAGCGCAAGCGGCGTTGCAAAATATGCCTGAATCGCTGCGGCCATCCCTTGACATTAGGCCAAGCGTTGGGCCTAAAAGAAAAGTATTGCACATTGAAGAGATTCAGTCTGACTGGCACCAGCGGGGCCGCGACAAGGGCTATCTACCGCCCGATATGTCTGCGCAAATAGCAGCGGCCAAACTTGCCCACCAACGGCTTAAAGAGCAATTGGAATACGCCAAGAGCAGTTCAAGTGCTGGTGAGCGCAAGCTCAAGAGCGACATGCCGCTGTACCAAGACCCCGTGGTACGCCAGCGGGTAGAGGCGTCCATAGCGCAGGACAATAACAGCATCATGGACTTGATGCCGCAGGTCATGAAGGCCGAGGCAGCGCGCCAAGAGCTAGAACAAAAAGCAAAGACCGGAGTGCCTGACGCTCCGTTCAAAAAGAACTGGCACGAGCTGGCGCTCAAGAAGATGATCCACCATGCAGCCGCAAACGGCTACGACTCTATTGCCATCACACCGGGTGCCGAGCAGGCTGACCGGTACAGCTTGGCCAAGCACATCAACGGCCTTCAGTACGATCCGCAGAGTAAACATTTAATTGCGGCGGGCGATAAAGGCGAGGCCATAAACAAAATAGTTGAGCCGCACGAGTTGCCTAGCTATATCGGTAAAGAGGTTACCGAAAGGCTATTGAGCACACTGCCTTTGCAAGGTCGTCACCACTTAACGGGCATAAACCTTCAAACCGGTGGCGAGGGCATGAAGGGCTTCTACGACAAGATTATCCCCAGCTTCCTGAACCAGTTCGGCAAGAAGTACGGCGCGCAGGTTGGGACAATGCCGTTGCCCGTTGAAGACGGGATTGAGCCGGGCTGGGTGACCAAGCCCGCAGCGCCACGCACGGTGCCCGTTCACCACTTCCCCATTACCCCAGAGATGCGCGAGGACGTGGTGAAGAATGGCGTGCCGCTGTACGCCAAGGGTGGCGAGGTAAAGCCCGTGGGTTACACTAAAGAAAAAGTTACAGTTTCACCAAACCTAGACCAGATGCGCTACGAGATGGTAAGCGTGAAACGCTTTAAGAAAGCTAAATAATGGCCGATCAAGACGACAACAACCTAGACGATCTGGAGCTTAACGAAGACGGCTCCATGGACGTGGAGCTGTCCGATGACTTTTCGGACATCACCGAGATGCCCGACGGCTCTGCCGTGGTGAGCATTGAGACCAAAGGCCCAGAGGAGGCCCCAGACTTCTACGCCAACATGGCAGAGGAGCTGGACGGCTTTGAGCTTGACACGCTGGGCATGCGCTACGTCAACCTGCTGGAAAAGGACAAGAACGCCCGCGAGGAGCGTGACAAGCAGTACGAAGAGGGCATCAGGCGCACCGGCTTGGGCAAGGATGCCCCCGGTGGCGCTAACTTTATGGGCGCCAGCCGCGCTGTTCACCCCGTGATGGCCGAGGGATGCGTTGATTTTGCGTCCCGTGCCATCAAAGAGCTGTACCCACCAGACGGCCCAGTGCGCACCAAAATACTGGGTAAGGCCGATGAGATCAAAACCCAGCGCGCAGAGCGCAAGCGGGACTTCCTGAACTGGCAAATTACCGAGCAAATTGAAGAATTTAGGGATGAGCAGGAGCAAATGCTCACCCAACTGCCTCTGGGCGGCTCTCAGTACCTCAAAGTGTGGTACGACGAGCAGAAAAAGCGGCCAACATTGGAATTTGTGCCCATTGACCGCATTATTTTGCCTTTTGCGGCCTCAAACTTCTACACGGCGCAGCGCGCAGCCGAAGTTCACGAAATAACCCAGTGGGAATACGATCGGCGCGTGGCTAATGGCATGTACAAGAGCGCGTTTAAGGTCGTTTCTGGCCAAGAACCGGAGCAAACGCTCGCCCAAAAGGCCAACAACAAGATTGAAGGCCGCACGTTCCAAGATAACGAGGACGGGCTGCGCAAGGTCTTCCACATTTACACGTATTTGGAGCTAGAAGAGGACAATTTTGCCAAAGGCGAGATGGCTCCGTACATCATGATGGTGGACGAGCAATCCAGCGAGGTCATCGGCCTGTATCGCAACTGGGAAGAGGGCGACCATACGATGACCAAGCTCGATTGGATCATCGAGTTCAAGTTCATCCCATGGCGCGGCGCCTACGCCATTGGCCTGCCGCACTTGATTGGTGGATTGTCCGCAGCACTGACCGGCGCACTGCGCGCTTTGCTCGATTCGGCGCATATCAACAACGCCGCGACCATGCTCAAGCTCAAGGGAGCCAAGATTAGCGGCCAGACCCAGCAAATTGAAGTCACCCAAGTGGCCGAGATCGAGGGCGCGCCCGGCGTGGACGACATCCGCAAGATCGCCATGCCCATGCCGTTTAACCCGCCCAGCTCCGTGCTTTTTGAGCTGTTGGGCTGGTTGGACAAAGCCGCCAAGGGCGTGGTCACCACCAGCGAAGAGAAGATTGCCGACGTGAATTCGCAAGCTCCGGTGGGCACCACACAAGCGCTGATTGAGCAAGGCGCCGCCGTCTACTCGGCCATCCACGCCCGCCTGCACCAGTCGCAAGCGCGCCTGATCAAGGTGCTATGCCGTTTGAACCGCTGGCACTTTGACGAGATGCAAAAGGGTGACGTGGTAGCCGACCTTGAAATCAGCCGCGAGGACTTTAATCGCAACACCGACGTGATCCCGGTGTCGGACCCGCACATCTTCTCCGAGACGCAGCGCATGGCCCAGATGCAGGCCGTGTTGCAGCGCGCAGACGCCCATCCCGACCTGTACGACGCCAAGGCCGTGGAGGAGCGCTTCCTCAAGCAGATCAAGATACCCAACATATCCGAGCTGCTAAAGGACGTGCCAGCCCCCGAGCAGCGCACGCTGGCCGACGAGAACGCGGCCATGTCGCTGGGCCACCCGTCCTATGCCTACATGCAGCAAGATCACTTGGCGCACATCCAAGGCCACTTGATGTTCGGCATGGACCCCAACTTCGGTGCCAACCCGTTTATCGCCCCACAGTTCCTGCCCAACGCCATTGAGCACATCAAGCAGCACATGACGCTGTGGTACTTGAACCGCATGAACGGCTACGTGGCCAACCTGCGCGGCGGCAAACCGGTGACCAACTACGACGACCCCAAGCTCACCGCGATCATCGACAAGCTCTACGCCACCGTTGGCCAGCACGTCGCGCTCGATAGCGAGCAGGTGTTCTCGCAGCTACTGCCTCAGCTCCAGCAGCTCATGCAGATGCAGCAGCAGAACCAAATCCCGCCGCAACTGCCGCCCGACGCGCAGGTGGTCAAGGACACCAGCATGGCCGAGACCCAGCGCAAAGCGGCCAAGGACACGCAGGACGTGCAGATGGCGCAAGCCCGCATGAAGGACGACCAGCAGCGCGGCCAAGCAGAGATGCAAACCAAAACGCAACTTGCGCAGGCCGATATGCAAGCCAAAACGCAACTTGCGCAGGCTGAGATGCAGTCCAAGGCGCAGCTTGCGCAGGCGCAGATCGCCGCAGACTTGAAGAAGCATGAGATGGACAACCAGACAAGGATTGCCATCGAAAACGCTAAATTGACGCACCAGACCATCCAACAAGCAAACGAATTGGCAGTAACGCCGCAACCCGAAGGAGTACCTTATGGCAACCAGTGATCAAGAACAAAAAGGCATCAACGTGCGTCAGCACAAGCGCATGGCCATGGGCGAGAAGCTCGACGGCACCAGCATGCAGCCCAAGGGCCAGTCGCAGGGCAGCAAGTCTAGCGGCGGCGGTCTGAGCCACGTCAAAGCCAAACGTAAGTGATAGCACAGATATTGCATCTCCTCAAGCAACGGCAGGCCGAATTGCGCATGTCGTTGGTTGAGAACCCGGTAGGAAACCACGAGGCCTATGTCCGCCTTGTGGGTGAATACCAAGGGCTCCAGTGGGTACTGGACACCCTAAACGCGAAGCTCGCTGAGAACGAATAAGGCCGCGAGGCCCCAAGTGGCGCTGAAATATGCGCTTTTTACGCACTGAAATATGTGCTTTGTCGATAGGAGTACGCATGAGCGAGAACCCAATCCCCACTATTGTGGGAAGTGAAAGTGTGTCTGACCCCACCGAGTTGGCGTGGGCGTTTCCAGACGTAAGGCCGGGGCAAGCGCCCTTTGGCGGAAGAGTGATCATCCAGCTTCGCCGCATTAAAAAACATGCGGGAAAGATCATCTTGGTCGAGGAGACCAAGGAGAACGAGAAGTGGAACAACATGATCGGCAGAGTCGTGGCTATTGGGCCTTTGGCCTTCAAGAACCGCGACACCATGCAATCATGGGCAGAAGGAAGCTGGGCGCAAGTAGGCGACTACGTGCGCGTTCCTCGCTGGGGCGGAGACCGCTGGGAGCGGCCTGCTGTGAACGAGGAAAACGGCGACTTGAACCCAGTGTTGTTCATGACGATCAACGATCACGAACTGATTGCGCGAGTCACTGACGACCCGCTTTCGTTCAAAGCCTACGTTTAAGGAAATACCATGGCAACTAAACCCAAACCCAAAGATGAAGAAGAATTGCACGTCCAAGAAGACGTAGACGGCACCGCTACGGTGGAATTGCCCGAAGAGCTGCTAGCAGACGGCGGCGAAGTAGACAGCAAGGAGCCCCGTGCAGAGGCGGACGACCCGAATGACGTAGACCACCCGGACGACACCGACGCGGTTCGAGCCGCTCGTAGGGCGCGGCGCCGGTCCAAAAAGGACCTGATCCGCAAGACCAACGAGGAAAAAGATGTCCGTTTGCAGTCACTTCAGCGCCAAAACGATGAGCTGATGCAGCGCCTCTCCAAGGTAGAGCAGCGCACCCAGCAACACGACGTAAACCGAATCGACAAGGCCATCGAGGACCAGCAGGTCCAATTGGAGTACTACCGGATGAAGATGGCCGAGGCCACCGGCTCTGGTGACGGCACCGCTGCCGTGGAGGCGCAAGAAAAGCTGATTGAGACAAAAAACGCTATCCAGCAGCTTCACGGGCTAAAGCAGCAGGCCAACCAGCCCGCCGCTCCCCGGCAAAAGGCTATCGACCCCAACGTCCAACGCCACGCGGCCAAGTGGATTGAGCGCAACGATTGGTACAAACCCGACCTCTCAGACACCGACAGCAAGATCGCCAAGCAGCTTGACGAGGAGATGACCAAGGAAGGTTGGAACCCCGGAACGTCGGATTATTGGGAAGAATTGGACGACCGCTTGCATAAATACTTGCCACATCGGTATAATGAACCGTCACAGAGACGTGACACTAACCGATCACCAAGGAATACCGTGGGCAGTTCAGGACGTGAGGCATCAGCCGCATACGGGGGCACAAACCGCACCTTTACTCTCTCAGCCG